CTGACCTATATTTATTATTCTTAATCATCATCTTTAATCTATCAGTCTCCAATGATATTGCAAAACAAAACTGTTTGCCTTTGTAAAAATTTATAGTCCAATATTTTGCATGTGTTGTTAGTATCCCACTATCTTTACCTCTACTTCTGTATTCACAGTAATGATTACCACTCTTAATCCATTTATCTATTTCTGATTTAACTTCAACTTTATCACCCTCTAGTATAGCTCCTATTATACCCTCTCCCTTTTTTCCTGTGACTAAATCATATTTAAAATCTGAGTTATGTTTCAATTTAATTTCTTCCTCCAATCATCTATGTTTATAATATTCGCCTTTCCATTTTCCATTTCCTCTAATTTTGAAACACCCAAACCTATTTCATAAACCATGTCGGGGTCATCTAATGCAATCTGACATAAACCTAAAGCAACTTTAAAACAAATATCTTTTTGTTCTGTATCTTTTACATAACTTCTATCTATACCACATATAAATTTATTTTTTTTACCAAATGGTTTTACAACTATAACTACACTATCTTTATCTAATTTAATTTGTTTAATCATGTGCTACTTCCTTTGGACTGTTTATTTCAGCATACCAATAAAATTTAGGGTTCTTTGCTTTTGATTGTTGTTGGGGCAAGTATTCAATGTTATCACCCCAACATTTATGTTTGTATGGACAATAAGAGCAAACCGTACCTAAAACTTTATTACCTGTTTTCTTTTGATAAAAAACTTCTTCTTCTAAATCATAACATTTTTCAAAAGGCGCATCTTCCATTAATGCTTTTACATTGTGATGAACTTTATCTAATGCTTTCTTCCTATACTCTGTGTCATTCTCGGGAGGCTGACTAACTAACATTTCGCCTGTGGCTTTGTTAACTACAATCCAACCACCAAAGGGTTTACCTGTGGCTTCTGAATATAAATATCCTTGAGATAAATATCCAAATACATCATCCTCTGCTATCTTGTGGAAACCACCACCACTTTCTCCAAACTTTTTTTCAAACGCAAAAGGTGAAGCAGATTTTATATCATAAACTTTATCATCTATTATTATATCGTATGTACCTTTCATATCAAAAAATTTTGTATTTAGTTTTACATTACCTTGAACACCTTTTATTTTTGCCTTTACAGTTCTCAGCAACATTACAACTACTGCCTCTATTATATCACCAAATAAATTTCTTAATTTAAAATTATAATTCTCATAACTAATTATACTATTCTTACCTGAATACTTTTTGTCCATTTGTAATTGACATAAAGGTTTGCCAATGTTAGACATTCTTATTCTAAACTCTGATTCTCTTTTGTCTGTAAATTGTTTCCTTATTGCTTGTTCACATTCATCTTTAAATTTATTTATAATAGGTTTAGGTATAGCGACAGGCTCTCGTTGAGCCTGTGCTAAAAATGATTTTACTTCTTCTAAGAAAGTCAAGCGGTAACTTCCTTCATTATTTCATCATCTAAAATATCCTCTGCAGTAGTTTCACTTTTCTTTGCTTTGTCATGCTCCGCCTTGACATAATCATTTTCTTGTTTAACATAATCTAAAAAATCTTTTAGTATTTGTTTATCTGTATCGGAAAATTTTACATCTTTATTAGCATCTTTTATTTTAGCAGTAAAGTAAGTAACACTACCTTTCGTATGTTTTTCTGTACCATTAAAATCTAGAACAGTATTATACATAATTTTATTTCTTTTAGATAGACTTTTTAATTGGTCACCTATAGGTAAAAAGTTTACGCCTCTAACTCTATACAGGACTGGCTCTTCTGTAATTGTGACATCCTGTCCTTTAGAGGTTTTTCCTTTTGCAGATACCACACCAAATACATTTCTATAACAAGTAACCTTATCCTGTTCTATTTTAGAAGCAGGGTCTAAGTCTTCTCGTAACGCTTTAGGTACACTACCACATGCGTCAGTTCCATTCGTATCAGGTTTTGCATCCGACCAACTAGTAAACATGACAGATTTGTAATTGTTATCTTCATTCTCTTCATCATATTTATTATATTGAAAGGTATTTAAGAATGGTCTGAATGATACTTTCTCTGCAAAGACCAGACCATGTTTCTGACTGTCTATTTTATATAGACCTCGTTTTATCAGATTGCCTTCGCTATCCTCCGTATCGTAGTTAATTGATAGCCTTGATAGTGAAGAGCCACCCGACTCTACATCTTGACCTAACATAGCCATCACTTTATCGTTGGACATATTATCTATATCCGCTAGTACTTCATTTGACATATAATGCCTCCTTTTTGTAAACTTATTATATCATTAAACTGTGGATAAGTCAAGCCAATTATGACCTTTTTTTATCTCAAAATCTAATGGAACATTTAACTCACAATCATATCTTTTTAGTAGTGAGTCCTTAACATTACTAAATCCTGTCTTTATAATACTAATGACATGATGTATTTCATCAGGATGTGCATCTAGTATTACAGAGTCATGTACAGTATTTATTAATAAACTTTTCATATTTCTTTTTTTTAATAACTCCCAAACATTATAACATGCAATAGGAACTATATCTGCAGTAGCAAATCCTTGTACAGGATAATTTTTTATAGCAGTAGCTTGTGTAGTAGACCCATCTTTTCTTCTGTAAACATTTGGAAAATAATATTCTCTACCACTAGGTAGTTTAACTATTTTTGTTTTGTATGCTCTGTCTTGTAAGAACTGATGCCACTCTGCTATCTGTGGATATTTTTTTAAGAACTTTTCATAATACTCTCTTTCTTTTTTCTTACCCATCATGCCTCCATACAAAGGTTTAAATGTATGTGCCTTTGCAGTTTGTCTATCACAACCTATGACATCTGCAGTATACTGATGAACATCAACACCATTTTCAATATCCTCCATACCTTGTTTGTCCTGTGCCAAGAACACCGCAGTTCTAAATTCTAACTGTGCAAAATCTACTTCTATTATCTGACCATTTTCAAATCTAGATTGTATAACTTTTTTTACAGGAAACTTATCACCTCTGGGCATGTTTTGGAAATTAGGTTTAGAACTAGATAATCTACCCGTAGTAGTTATGTGTTGATTAAAAGAAGGATGTAGTATATTATCAAAGTTTGTATTATCTTTTATGCCTGTTATAAATGTATTAAGATATGTTTCTAACGCACCAAATCTAATTATACAATCTATAAATTCTTTTAGTGTACCTTCTGCATAAATACCTATTCTATTTAATGTATCTTTATCAGTTTTAAAACCACCCTGTGCCACATCTTGTACACTATTAGCTTTCCAATTAAATCCTGCTCTAGCCTCTGTCTCTATGAATAGCATACCTTCACCTTTACATCTAGAACATTTAGATAGTTTAGCAAAAGGACTACCATCTTTTTTTATTTTTCTAACATGACCAACGCCTTTACAATCACCACATTGTTGTGCTATTGTTTTATATACAGGGTCAGTATATTTATTAACTAATTCTTGAAAGGCTCTGTCTGTCATTCTTGGTCTTCGTTTTGCTTTCTTAGTTCTTTTATCTATACCAATGTTAAACATGCTAGTCCAAATACTTTTGTCTTGAACTTTCTTAGAGTATATTACTTTTGATAAATCCTCTGTAGATGACAAATTAATTTTTGTATCACCCATAACTTGTGCTATGATTCTATCAATTTTATTTTTTAATTTATAATATTCTTGAGTCAGTTCTTTCTCAACACTATTTAAATCCTCTAAGTTAATATGATTACCATTACACTCCATGTCTATTAGAACCTGTAGAAAATCATTCATCAAATCCCTAGTAGGTATCAGTCCTTTGTTCGCAGGTAAATTATAAAATCTTACTTGTGTAAGATATAATTCTTTTGTAATCTTAACATCTTGTCTACCATATGTCTCTAAATGTTCCAAAGGTATTTCATCAATACCATATCCGTCTTCCATGTATGTAGATAATATATCAGATTTTAAACTTATGTTATGTCTTCTACAACACTCTTTTAGAGATAGTGATTTATCTTTGTTACCTCTCATAATAATATATTCTGCTAACATAGTATCATAAAGTTTACCATTATACTTAAATCCAAACTCATACATCCATGACATATCAAACTTTAGATTGTGTCCAATAATTAAAGTAGACTCATCTAATATCTTTTGAACTTTAGCCATGTTATCTTTTATCTGTTCTACATCTTTTACATCTTTATGATAGAAAAAAAAGTATTCATCGTTGATACCAATACTAACTAATCTATTATGTGGATTAAAAGGTGAAGGGTCTCCCTCACTACTTATGGTTGTTTCTATATCTAATGTAGTTATCACTTGTTGTCCTTTCTATGTAAATGAAGTGAATTGTGACAAGGTGGGAACTAGTCTTACTTCGAACTCACCATGGTCTCCTGTTAGTTTATTTTTAGAAATAGTTATCTGTCTTACACATGCTTCGTTAGGGTCTTCTCTACCCTCATCTAATTTTCCTATACCTACAATAACATCTGCCTCCGCAGCTTTGCCCGTTTTAGAATTAGCCATAACATTAAAACTTAATCGTGTTCTACCATGTGCCTCTGCTGACGCTTGAGATAATCCTATGACAAACACATCATGTCTTTTTGCAATCTCTCTAGCTTGTCTATACACCTCACCTAATTTTTCATGAGACGAATTATACTTTCCTGTTACATTGACTTTATCTAATTGGTCTATGATTAATATATCTACATCATGTTCTTTACAGTAGGTATTTAAATCCTCCATATTCATATCAACACTATCGTGAGTATAAATATAAGATTGTATTTCTTGCCACTTGTCTTTGGCTAATTGCCTACTACCATTTAATATCTGCCTCTTGGTTAGATTACTACATGCGTTTAACATTCTCATTTGTGTTCGGATAGCAGGTTCTTCGTTACAAAAAATATGAACATTCTTTTTTTGCCACGCAAAGCCTCCTTCATTTGCTACCATACTAACCCAAAAGGCAGTCTTGCCACTTTCAGGTCTAGCAAAAACAATCATAAAATTACCTTTACCAATACCTTCTGTAGCGTTTTGTAGTGCATGTATATTAAACTTAAATTCTCTTTGTTGATTTACTGCTTCTATTATTTCATCTACATCTTTAGTAACTGAAGTATCATCAACTGTATCAAAGTATTCCTCATCAATAGTTTCTAGAAATCTTTGTACTTCTTTAAAACTATGCTCACTAGGATTGTTACCAATGGCTATACATAGTCTTGACATCTCATCTGCTTTAGATGATTTATACATACTCTTGATAGCATTTTCTACAACACTATCATTCATGTCTTGGATATGTTCTATCCTACTAATTAAATCTTTTATATTTTTTTGTGCTTGATAACTTTGATTTGCAAAGTATGTTTCAAAATAACTGATTCTTAAATCAGCAATACTTATCTCTTCTATCCCAGGATTATCCTCGTATATTTTTGATATGGCTTTGTATATATCTCTGCCACCATTTACAAAAAAAGAATCTGATACAATTTTCTTTACTCTATCAAATACTTTCTTTTTTAATATTATTTTTAAAACATATAGTTTTAAGTTTCCGTCTTCCATGATACCCTTTCTATCTTACTCATGTAAGATTTAATATTTTAACTCCAATAGCTTTGCTTCCATTTTACACTTTGCTACTTCTAACTTTGTTAAGTCATGTGCGTCACAATCTAATTTTGTATCTTGAATAGGCTCTAACTTTTCTATAATTATTTTATCCTCTTTATCTCTGTTAAAAGAAAACGTACAAGAACTAATTAATAATAATAATAATAATCTTATTGCCATAATATTTTTTCCACACTTACAATAGGTTTGTCTTCAAATGTTTCTGCATCAAAATATTTATCTCTGTGTATACCGCTTTCTTTTAATAAATATTTTGCTGATTCTAAAATAGCTTCTTGGCTAGTATACTGCGGATTATATTTCATGATATTAGAAAAGTCTGAACGATATCCTGTCTCGCTAAAAGGTAATTGATATTCTTTTAATCTTTTACCACTCACTATATTTATACCACTAGTCTTACATTTTTTATCAGGTTGATAAGTTTTATCTGTATCATTACCTAAATCGTATAACGCTTTGTTCTCGTAAGTAATATGATACATAATTGTA